CCCGATATAACTTGGTTTCTTACCCTTAGCACCTTTGGTTCTGTAATGCTTCAGTGAATTATACTCGGTTTCTCTACCAACATATATGTTTTGCATATTTGTCCTCCTATTTTGCACGATTAATAATTTCATTTAGCAATTGTTCTGGATTCTTAGAGACAAAAGCATCTTTCACATTACCGAGTTGATCTACTCGATAGGCTAAGTTACCTTGCTTAAATGCTTCAATTAAATCAGGATTATCTCGCATTATTTGTTTTAGTGTTCTGTTTTTATTCCTCTCGATAACGCCATTCATTTTAGAGATTTTATATTCTATCTTCGCCGCTTTTCTTTCAAGTTTGCTAGCTTTCAATCCAAGTTTAGAGTCTGCAGCTCCTCCACGTCTAAGATTTTTATTAGAATACTTAGCCGCTTTAAACTTAAATTTATCCGCTTTTCTTTTACCCTTAGCTTGATAGTTGGCTACTGTTGTGTTTCCAGTTCTGACCCCCCACTTCATTCCAAGAACACCGTAATGAGCTAAATAAGCGTCATTAGTTATATAAGTCATAGCACTCACCTCTATTCGAATTCATCTTTGTTTAGTTTATATGCGATATACGCATCAAGCATCGCAGAAACAGCATCTATCTTTTCTTCTGCTTTACGTTTATACAATTTCTTATTGTTGTTGGTATCCACTAGAACGATACAATTACCCATGGTAAATGTAATAAGCTCTTCATCGAATATGAGCATTCTGTCTTCTGCTAGGATCTTTAATTCTCCGAGAGGAACAGATTCTGTTTTAGCTCCCTGAATAACTTTCACAATACCGAATGGGCCATTCTCTCGTTCCCATCTAGCAACAAACTCTGGAGCATTGTATGGATCGTAACCAAAACATCGAACATCGTAATTACTGTCTAATATGTGTTGTTCGAGATCATCGTATACATCCATCATCTCAAGAACTGTGCCTTCCATAATCACAAGGCTACCCTCTTTGATGAAGTCGTTATACTTTTCTCTTCTTGCTTGTGGTAAAAGATGCAATGTTCTAGATGTGATATAGTTTCTTGTTTTAATTCCAAACTGTCCTCTAGGGAGCGGGAATAGAAATGTAAAGGCACAGAAATCATCACCTTGTGACATGTCTGCACCAAGAGCACATGGTAACCCAAAGAATGTTCTCGGTCTGTGAGGGAGAGTATCTTCATAAGCAAAGAAATATGTATAACCTTCCATTGGGATATTAAATCTCTTCGCAAGGATGTCGTTTCTAGCGGCAGGTGTTTTCTCAGCACGTTGAACATCTAGATGATATGCTTCATACTTAACCGTTAATCCGAGATTTGGATTAGCTTTGATCCACATTTCAGGATCTCCTACCTCTTCGATGTTGTCGAGCTTGTAGTACCAAATAGACACATGTGGGTTGATGTACTCTCCTCGAAGAATCTCCATTAACTCCATTTTGATCGTATCACCAACGCCGTTACGAATTGTTCCTTCAGAGCTCATTGCTAGTATAATGTAATCGTCTAGTTTTGTAGCACCTTGCTCTAATGCACCGATAACATCTTCTCTTACATCTCCAGAAAGCCATTCATCAACCGTCGAGTACTTTGGTCTAGATCCTTGTAATCCAGTAACACTCATTGCTCTTACTTGCAGTAACGAACCAGTCAAGAAATTTTCTATCCCTTTCTTTGTGGATGCCAACTTACATCGTAATGCTCTATTACCAGTTGTGTTCTGTAGTGATCCAGCAGTGAGAAACTTAAACAATGGACCTCTAGCTCTCGTTATAGAAGTTTTAATTGGAGAAAGTATCTCTTCGGCTTGTACCATTGTAGGGGCAGTTGTGATTTGCTGAGTAGTTTCAACATCGCAATTAAGTCCATATGATTGAACACATGATCCATACATTGACTTCGCTCCACCTCTTGCTATTATCAGATATTGTTTGTTGGTAAGACGTTTCTTAATTCTTTTAATTACGTACTTACCGCCTTTATAATCAGGATTAGGCTCGTATACGCTTCTATCTATGAAATAAAACCATCCATATAATTGCTCTGCCCAAAGTTTAAAAGAGAATAGTAGTTTAAGATCATCACCGTCGGTAAGTGTTAACTCATTCTCACAGTATGATATCCAGCCTTCTACAGCTTCATCGTCATAGTAAAACATAGGGCTGTCGATTAGATGATCTATTCTATTCATCTCAAGAGCTATCGTTTCGCATATACGAGTTTCACCGCTAATTACTTGATCGCGAAATATTCCATAATAATATGGAACTGCTGTATTAGACAAAGCCATTCTTTTCACCTACTTTTTCGGTTTGAAGAATGCCTCCGCTGTTATTTGAGAACTATTTCCACCAAGTAATTTAGTTGCAGCTTTAGATGCGCCAAAAAGAATTGCGTTAGTCAACACTTTTTCACCGGCTTGTTCCAACGCTCTTGTTGCGATGTCTTTTCCTGTTTTTACCTTTGCTGGAGATAAATCCTTAAATTGTTTCTCGAGTTGAAGTCTAGCAATCTTAGATTTCAATTCGGCATCGCTCATTTCACTAATACTTTTCGATGTGGATTTTTTAGCATTTTGCTGAGTGATACCTCGTTCTTTGCGGTATTTCATTCTTCTATCTTCTGTTGTTACATCGTTATTTTTTTCTTTCTGTAACTGTTTAAGATTCTTTTCTCTTGTTTTTCTTGCCAGTTTAAGTGAATCGCTTCTCAACTTGGTCAATGAGTCTTGATACTCCCTAGATAATTTAACTGCTTTTTTCATCGTCTTTTCGTACTTCTTTTTCGTCAACTTTCCTGTTTCCGCACGAATAACTGCTTTGTCGGATAACTTGTTGAGCTTCTTTTTTGCTTCAGCAGCTTTTTCTCGTTCTTTTCTTATCCCCCACTTCATTCCAAGAACACCGTAATGAGCTAGGTAATTATCAGAGGTTTTATTTCCGTAGTACACATACATCACTGACTACCTCCTTCTTTCTGAGATTCAATCATAAGCCTAAACTCTTGTTCGTTAGCAGACGCTTTCAAAGCATCTAGTAACAATGAACTTTGTGGTGGATCAAACTGAATTCTTGTGATTATATAGATATATGTTTTGATGCTATCTATATATGGAACAATCATAAAATCAGTCCACGTTTCTTTATCCCCAGTTATCGAAAAAGAATCTTCGCTCGGACCTATACCCATTTGATATAGATTGAAAAAAGCAGTATTTATAGCGATCTTTATAGGTATATCGAATTCTGTCATGCTAGAATCCATAGGTAACATACTTTTTATCGAATTTAAAATACTATCTTCCATAAACACCTACTTTCTTCTCCACGGAGATGTATCGTGCATAAACCGTTCAACAATATATGGGCCTTCCCAATCGACACTTCCGAAGTGAATATTGTTATGTGTGACGAATGATGTTGTGATTAAGAATTCAGGGTTTAGTAATACATCTAAATTTTTACGTTTTAGATCGTCTATTGATATAGGGTTCATATGATGTATATGGGCTTGAAGTAATATAGAATTCCCCTCAAGACCCAAATCACATCCGTTATCTCGAATTAAAACATCTCTTCTAACTTGCTTCCATTCTGGAGACATGTAGAATTTTTGATTCAACCATCTATCAAAACCAAATGTTTCTTCTCCTAAAATCCCATCAAGCTTCAAATATTGGAATCTCTCCTTGAATGTAGATAGTGTGACTAGTTCAGAATACGTTCTAATCCTCATAATCTTCCTCCGTTTGGTGGCCTGTATATTTACGCATTGCTTTGATCGCTTCGTCATACAGTTCAACCATACTTTTGGAAGCTTTAAGTGCTTCGACTTTCGCATCAATCAACTCTTTATTCTTCTCTAATATCTCTTGCTCGAGTCTCTCCTTACTAGAACCCAACTTGAGATAATGATTTATTGTTTGTGAAGATGCCGTTCCATCTCGTAATTGACTCTCCGCTAGATTTACAGCGAGCGAAATCATCTGTTGCTCTCTAACCTCTGGTGTTATGGCTTTTCGCTTAGAGGAAGTAGGTTCTAAGGAGGTTTTTGCTCTAGGCATTATAGTTACCTCCTACTTTTAATATAGTTTGGTAGTAGTTTCTTGGGTTCATACGTTATAGGTCTGAGAAGAACTTGGGTGCCAAGAGATTCTTAGAGAAGGTTGAGGGGAGTTCCCCAGACCTATAAAGCAAAAACCCAAAAAAACCCACCGGATTTTTTGAAAAGAGCGCCGATTTTGGGAGGGGGTGCTTTTTCTGCGACCCCCCCTATGCCTTTTAAGCTTGTGACTGTGTTGTGTTGCTGTGAATCTATTAAAAATCTATTTTTTGATGAATTTCGAAATGTTTTTGGCTGTAGAAACCATTAGTAAGCTGTTCAAACATCGTTTTTACTTACAAAATCGGCTGATAACATGGTGTGATATGGCTATGACTGTTTAATCGGTTTAAAGAACAATGAACGATAATCGAACAACTGTGAAAAGTGTGTAGAAATTTACAAAAGGTCGAACAACTATGAAACTTGAATCGATTCGAATTGAATTGAATTGAAAAGACAAGACAAGACTTTTAACAATGTTAAGCTGATTCGATTTCGATCGATTCGAATTCGCTTTCAACATCATCAACAATTCGAGAAACCTTTTTAAAGATGTTTAAAGGATCAATTCGAACGATTTCATCAATTGCTCTTTCGATTTCAGCTGCGTTTTCGGAATCAGACAATTCGTCAGAAGTTCTTGCAAAACGAGCTAAGAAAGCATCTGAATTGTAATTGTGATCAACATCGAACAGAAACCAAGATTTGTATTCAGTGAAAGGATCGAAAGGATTGTCAACTGTTGTAATCATGACTTGTTTCATCAGCGATCCTTTCTGCTCATTCAAGAGCCTTAACTAGTGTGCTAACAGAAACTCCAAGAGCACTAGCTACTTCTGCTTGAGTGTATCCCAAAGCTAACATAGATTTAGCTCTACTAACTCTGGAAGCATTCATCAATTCTCGTTCTCTCGGTAGACTCATACGCTTAAGCGTGTCCTGATCTGTGTTGTTTAAGATAGAGACCAGTTTAGACTTAGTAATAGCCCCTGCTTGTATTGCTTCCCATTCGCGGGGGGTAATTTGTATGTTCCTATCCCTCCGGCTCTTAGCCCCCGCCTGGGCCCGGGCAGCAGCAAGGGCTTGGCTCTTAAGCTTCTTCTTTTGGTCTTTGTCTA